CCGCGCCATAGGTGGAAAGAATTGGCCATATACATGAGGTTAGAAGGCACGACAGCTTTGGTAATGTCAATCGTGGAAAGAACGGGGGAACCCTTAGGGTGAGTGGTGGGAGCGTAATACCAAGAAAATGGGCACTGCTGAACGCAATACAACATCTGTCCCCTGGTAGCATTGGTACTCAAAGTGAACATACCGATAAGCGAAGGCCGAACCTTAATAAAATCAAACGACATCTCGTCAAGGTCAGAGCCTGCAAAACCAGGCAAGGGCACCACTTCATTTTCAGCAGAAGCGCCCAAGTTGTAAGAGTGGTCAGGACCATCGTAATTCATCAGGTAATTAATATTGCTAACGTGCATCCTCTTGGAACCACTCACATCTAAGGGTTTACTCCACCCCATGGCATAGGCTGCATTAGATAAAATCTTAGCAGCCCAAGAAGCCACCCGTCCATAGGACGAAATCAGAGGGACAGGAATACCTTGGTAGACAACCTTGGCAACCTTGGAGAAAGCCATGAGAGCAGGACTTATAGAGCGAGTCTCGCGTGAATGAGTCGTAAGACCGCTCTGAAGAGCGACCTTTGTGTATTCAGATGGCGGTATGGTAGCGCCTACAGGTCGAACGTCCACAATGGACAAGAAGATACGCCAAGAAACGCCCACAGTGTCGTTGGGAGGTAAATTAGGCGTAATCAAATTATTCAAACCCATAGACCAAAAAGCGTTTGTCGAATCAAAATCAAAAACATCCGCTGAACTCACATATTTAGCGACATAAGAGCCAGTAGTAGCACAAGAAGTGCAAACCATAGCCCCAGGAAGATGGTAGGCCAAAGCAGGGTTGGTGAGGCGCATCCAGTCAGCAGCGGGATTCCCAGCAATACCAGGCTGGAGAGACAATTTCATGATAGCGTTCTGGAAAGGGGTAGCAACGACATCCAGAGTAAATTCAAGGTCTAAAGTAAGACCATAGGCACCAGAAAATCTGGTTGAAAGAGCAAACGCCCTGTTAAGCATAGCATAGTCAACAAAAAGCATACCATTGGTTCCACCCGCAAAGGGAATGTTACCAACAGTGCTGCCTCCAGTACCGTGCGCAATCTGAACAGGCCGTCTGAGAATATCGTCTACATTATAAGGGGTTATAGCCTGAACGACGGGCGAAGAGTACTGAGACTCAACAGCCGTAGTATGCTCAATACCCTCAAAAGTAACGACATCGGATTGGTAAGTCATTGAGGAGCTAGCGATGGGCTCATTACCGAGAGATTCCACCGCATCACAGCTAGGTTTAATTGTTGGTTGTTCAGGAAATAGAAACCGATGCAGACACAAACGGCGGCACTACAAAGGTGTGCCGAACCTCTTCTGTTTTCACAGGAACCATGAGGGAATCTTCACAGCGTTCTGGAGCTGTGCAATCTTCCTGTCCTCACATTCAAGGGGAACAACTCGAGCAGCTCGAGCAGCCTTCACAATGATAGGCTGATACTTGTTCCAAGTGTCTGTGTCATGGTAGGACAATTCAAGCAAAGAGTCACGAACATCATCTTCCAGCGTTGAATTCGGCTTCTGCCAGTGCAGACGCTGAATGATGGTCGACAAGGCCAAAGGAGCGAAAAGACGGCCTTTCTCCTCACGGAAACCGCGCTTCAAAAAAGAAACCTCAGACAGGGGGCGGCTGTCAGGAAAAACCCCTCCCTTATCGTGCGCGTCCGAAGCCTCACAGGTGTACACGAAGCCAGCACGTTTCAGGTGCTTGGCGATAGTGTTCTGATTGAAGCGACCGACCACAGAAGGGTGAAAGGACACAAGAGAATCATCTCCATTGGCGAGAGGCTTCACAAGGCCCTTCATGGAGGCCATGTCATCCGCGCCAAATCCAAACTCAGATCCCCAACAAAAGGAGATAAGTGAAAGGGTGTAGATGGAGTTGATCACAGTGGTGGCAGGGTTGCCAGAAGGCATACCTTTGACCCACTCGTAAACCACGTCAACACGAGAGCCCTCACGAGCGACATGGTAGGAATTGGCAACTTCATACCACAACATTTCGCGCTCAATGGAGTACTCACCATACCAGCTTTGAATGTAGTC